TCTTCACCACGGACCCAATTCTTACCACCACTCGTGAATGGTACTTTAACGAAAATGGGCCAATCGACTTGCCACCCAAGGTAAATAGGGTGAATAGGTGTCTTATCTTTCATCTTATGACTTTCTCTATGAGATGCTGTTTATGTTCTATTATTATTGGGCAACTTATGTTACCTGTTTTGTGGGATACCCCAAGTATTGCTACAAAGGGTATCCCTAGTTTATTAGGCTACCGTAGTTGCTTACGCAACGATAGTGTTGAAGAACACGCCCAAGTTAGGACCAGTGACTTTCATGTCATAGGCCATTTTAACTTGGATCATCTCTGCAATCTGTTGGCGCTTCAGAGCATCATCCGAGAAGGTTTCTACAGTGATACCCATACCCGAAACACCGGGGATCGAGTCCCAGCAGAAGGTCAGGCCAGCAGCAGGAGTACGAAGACCCGCACGCTTAGGGCCGTGTACCAACATAGCCTTCTTGGTCGAGATAAAGCCATTGGAAGCTGTCAAGCCTTCAGCAGCAGTATTCTGGATAGCCTTCATAACGAAGAAGTTTTCTACCTCGAAGATTTCAGCCAACTTGGCGTTAGTAACCAAGGCAGTGTTCGTGATGGTGGAACCACCGTTCAAACGAGCCAGAATATCAGGGTGGTTAATCAGGACATCACGAGTTTCCATATCAACAACCATCGTGTTCATATCAAAACCACCAGACTTCAAGAAAGAGGTCCGACGAGCAGTAGTAATGTCAACGATTGGAGTCGAGTTGGTGTAATCCGACCACTGGGTCACTTCTGGGGCGGTATCGTTGTCAGCATTAGCAACACCAGTGTATTCAGTTCCCCAAACACCCGTCTTGAAGAATGTGTCAGCAAAAGCCTGCTCACGGTGAATCTTCAACTGGTTTACTACATCAAAAGCCTGCTGTGCGCGGATTTCCAACATAGTATCTTCATTGGCAATGTCTTGCTCCGAGAAGTCAGCACCAAGGCCATAGACTTCAGCAAAGTAAGCATCTGTCGAAAGCGACAGGCCAATACGCTCTACTTCAGTACGTGGGGCCAATTTCTTGACGTTACCAGCACGGTTAGAGTCGTCTTTGTTGTAGACGTAGTATTTGTCGGATTGCTTAGAAACCGATACCATTGGAAACACTTGGTCTGCAATGAAGTTCGAAGGCTCTTGGTTAAAAGCAATCGTAAGGTTGGTCAATGGCTGATCGATGTGAACAGCACTAGGGGTCAAAAGAGGCATATTAATTATTCCTTAAATTAGCTTAGGCTGCTACGTTGCCGCCAGTGATAAATTCCATCTCAATGACTTGACCGACTACACCGCTTTCACGAGCATAACCAAGTACAACATCACCAGTAGCAGCCAACAGTGCAGTACCGTCAGTGTTTGCTTGCAGTTGATCGCCAGCAGTGACAGTACCACCGCATTTAATCATAACCGAACCGGATACGCATACAGTAGCAGCGCGACCAGCAGCAGCAGGGTTGTTCAACAACACACCAATGGCATTACCACCAGCGGAAGCAGTTACATCAACTTGACCATCAGCGGCCAGAGTTACGAACTTAAATTGTGCTGCGGAAAGATCACCACCAGCTTCGAAAGTGCGGTTATCCCGCGATTGCATTACAGCCATTTAATTATTCCTTGTCTTTGTAGGTTTTGGTAATAAGGGCTTTACCTTCGGCTGTCTTAACAACTTCAGCATACGCCTTGTGGTAACTTACGCTATGTTCCTTTTGGTATTCTTTTACCATCAGGTCAACTTTGTCTTTAGGGGATGCAAACTCACCATCAGCACCAGACTTACCCATTTCTGTCATCTTGTCCTCGAAGGCTTTGTCAGCAGCTTCAAGTGCAGCCATAAGGGCTTCAGCATCAGAGGCTTTAGCTACAGCAGCCAAAAGACCTTTTGCTACAGCAAGATCAAAGTGAGGCAGTTTTTCTTCTGCGCTCTTGGTCAATACTGCATCAGCCTTAGCTACTTCAGCTTCCTCAAGGGCTTTGAGGATAGGCATGGGGATGGTTGACTTAGCAATCTTCTCCCCACCGTATTCTACAAACTCCTCAGGGGCTGCTTTAGTGATAGCATCAGCTTCAATCTTGTAGCCACCATCAATAAGACCCTTACGCAGGCGCTCATTCTCAGCTTTGAGTTTAGCTACATCAGCAGCCATACCTTCAGCTTCATCGAAGGACTTCATAAGTGCAGCCATTGCAGTCTTACGATCACAGCCTTTTGCGCTCATGTATTCTTTAATTTTGGTATCCATTGCTGGGTCCATCTTTTCTAGTTCTTCTGGCATGTTATCTCCACTGGGATTATGCGATTTAAAAATAGGGGCTTTAGCCATCTGGTTGGCCCCACGAGGAACCAAACTCAATTCGTTGATTTCCAAACTAACAAGCTCAGTAGCCATTGAACTCTCCTTTTTGTGCGTAGCCCCCTATGGAAAACTCCGCATATTCACCAGACTTGACTTTTTCCCAAAGAGCGTCATCAGTTACGTGGAAACCCGAAATAACACCCTCCTTGTCAGACTGGATTCCTAATGCTTCACAAATCTCTTTGCTCATGGGGAAGGAGTGGACAATCTGCCCTACCTGCTCTCCTGAGTGATTAAGTTTTCCAACTCGTACACCCTTCATGAACTTGTTAAAGGCTTTGTGTAGCGTATCTGTTCTAATTACGTCACCTTGAAGATCAACTACATGCTCACCTTTGTAGGTAGTAACGCTTGCCCATCCGTAGATGATTCTCTGTTCCTCATCAATCTTAAGGATTTTAACTGTGTCCTTACTGACCAAGCTCTTTTCCAAGATAGCCTCAATGACAGCTTGAATGGCATACTCTAGGACTTCCATACGGAACTCTGTATCGTCAGGAGAGCCTTCTACAGCGTCATCTTCAGTTTCAGCACCATAGTATGCCAAATAAGCCTCATGGCTCTCAGCGGGCATAAATACGGCCTGTCCTTCGTAGGTAGACACATGAGTGACACCATCTAGGCCCATGTCCATACTACGAGCCTTAGCTTCAGGTTCTGTAGTGAAGATGTCCGTAGAGTACCGAGCCTTGAGTAGTTTAATATTCATTGTCTCATCACCTTAGCTAAGTACCCATTGAAACTAGCAAACACCACAGCATTGTTGGAATCAGCTTCGGCTCTAACGCGTATGTCAGCGTTTCTAGGAATAATTACTGCTGGGTCCAGATTTAAGTTAAAGTTACTACCAGAAGAATTAGCTGTAGCAGCCGCCTTCTGAGTAAAAACCCTACCAGCCAGTCTTACTTCTAGGTAAAAGTCGGCAGCAGAGGCTTGTTTACCAGAGACACCACCAAAACCACTAGTTAGAATATAATAGTCTTCATCGCTAAAGGTGGTTGCAGCCTTAAAGGACTCTTGAAAGCCTAACGGTATATCGTTGTGTATCTTTGTCAGGTCTGTAGGAATTCCACCAACAATAGCTGTGTTTTCATACACTACCACACGACCTTGAAGTAAGCTGCCATTGTTATTGATAGTGACAGAAACTCTAGCCAAAGGAATAGGCAAAGCTACTCTTGTTTGACCATTAAGGTTTATTAGCTGTTTTACAAAGGTGAACTTTTGGTCAAACCCTGTGCCAGCTACCGTATGCCCCTCAATATAGATTTCTTCATTGTCTAATGCAGAACTAGAGGATATACTGTCGATAATATTACTTGATACATAGACTTCACTACCAGCGTTAACAGTCCATACAGTAGCAAGAGTACCAGCAATCAAAGGGGCAGACTTACCAAACTTAATGAGTGACTTAGCTTTAGCATCTATAGACACCATGTCACCATACTGTTGGTAAATCTCCCTTTCAGCTTGGACTAACCTAGCGTCAGGTACTTCGTAGTTTCTGCGTTGCCAAGTCATTTACCCACCACATTAGTTTGTGTAGCGCTCTGTGATGTAGTCTGACCACCGGGTACTTTATCGTCATCGTAATAGTCGGCTCTAGCGGTTGCCATCCTACGTTCAGACTCTAGGTCAGCTTCATATTGCTCCCGATCCAGCAAAGGCAACTCAGCGTTAGCCAAGAGGGCATCTACAATATCAGGTTGAGAAGCTAGGTTAATATCAGCACCATTAAGGTTACGAAGGTAAGAACCCAATTCCTTAAGATCATGTGGTGCAACATCACCAGAGACAATCTTAGGCATCAACTTAGGGTCTAAGCCATTAAGCGCCCAAAGGGGTTCTACAAGCTGCTTATTAAGAACGTCTACGATAGTTTGAATGTAGGCTTCCAAAGCACGTAGGAACAAATCTGTTTTACTCTTTGAAAGGGCGTAGGAACCTGTAGAGCTACT